CACCCATAGAAGAGCCTGCAAGACAGTACTTTTTTATGGCTAAATGCCGCAAATGGGTGAAAGATTTTGAGCGAAAAAACGGGCGCTTGCCCAAATCTTTTGTACTCAATATGGGGTGTCAGATGAATACCGAACACGAGATAGTAAAAGCCGCTTAAACGCGGCTTTTTTCTTTAGGGTAGAAATATAAGGGCAGAGGGCAGAAACGGGCAGGACGGGGCGGCAGGACACGCAGACGGGGCGTTCTATGCGTCGGCGTCATCCTGATAGACAAAACGATTCCGAAGTCCGTTTTTGAATACGATTTCCACAGGTTCCCCGTCCTTTATCGTAATATGATCCACAATCATATTGACGAAATTTTTCAGGACGGAGCGGTCAACGGACGCCGCGAAATCTGAATAGACGATATGTTCCGCGCCCTGCAGACGGTAGGATAAAAGAAACGACGAAGCGGAATTGACGAAAGACAGTTCCGCCGCTGCCTGATACGATTCATCGGTCAGGGCGTCGGCGATCTTGTTATTGATACGCGTCAACTGTTCCGTGAGGTCGGAGCGGGTGGAAAGATATTCGGCTTCGGACATGGCGGCGTCGTCGAAAAGATACGCCTTTTTCAGTCGTTCGAGGGCGCGGGACAGTCTGGCGGCTTCCGTCCGAAGTCCAGACAGTTCCGGCGCGTCCTTTTTGCCGGATTCTGGCGGCGCGGGAATGTATGTCACGCCGGAACCGGGCGCGATCGTTCCCCGGATTGCCTGATATATAATATCCAGATCGGACGGATTGATATATCGAATCCGAGAAAATTCGTCCCCGGATAACAATATCCGTTCCAGATCGGCGGGCGTATTGATTTTGGAACGGCTTTTCGTCGCCTGAACCAGATTCCGAACATAATTAAAAAAGAACGCACCGACGATGACGTCAGACGCGCCGGGCGCGTCACAAGCGCGATATGTACGCCGGGACGTACAAACATATAATGACGGCTGAAAACCGTTCTGACGTTTTTTGTCAAGGCGGCTAACCTGAAACGACGCGCCGCAGTAAAAACACTTCAGGATCCCGCCTGTGAACACATGGACGTGTTTTTTTATGTGTGCATTTTGCGGCGTCCGGGAATTCGCCCCGTTTTCTTTTATGACAGCGTTCACACGATCCCAAAGTTCAGGATCCACAAGCGGAGGAAACACGCCGGGCATATAGACGACTTCGTTTTCCGGCTTTTTCGCCCCACGCGCGGATCCGCGATAATTATATCTGTAATCGCCTTTATTCATGGGATTTTTTAAGAAGTTCAAGATCGTTGTCGTCGTCCATTTTCCGCCCCGCTTCGTCTGGATATCATTGTCATAACAATAATCGCGGACTTTTGCCGTCGAATGTGTTTCATCATACACACGATAGAGAGTCTGCGCCTTTTCCGCTTCGGCGGGATCATGTTCCGGGAATTCTGTTTCACGGTTCCACTTCCACCCAAACGGCATACGCGCCCCGTTCCATTTCCCGGACATGGCGCGGTCAATCATAACGCCCGTGACGCGTTCCGACGTCAGTTTCCGTTCCAGTTCCGCAAAAACAAGAATGATTTTCAGGACAGCTTCGCCGATCGCGGACGAAGTGTCGAACTGTTCATTTAAGGATATAAACGTCACACGATATTTTTTGAATTCGTCATACATCACGGAAAAGTCAACCAGATTCCGGGATATACGGTCGATCTTATATACGACGACGTGGGATATTTCCCCGGCGCGGATCTTTTTCATCATGCGGAGGAACGCAGGGCGGTCGGTATTTTTGCCGGACTTCCCGGCGTCCTCAAATAATTCCGTCTTTTCGGCGTGTAAAATATGTTTACAATATGCCGTCAATTCTTTTTTTTGGAACGGCAGGGAATCCTTGTCGATCTGATACCCGGTCGAAACGCGGGTATATAAAGCAACTGTTTTCTGTTCGTTCATGGTTTGATTCCTTTTTGAAAAATATTATTGTTTCAGGTTCCGCCGTTTCCTGATACCAAAATACAGACAGACGCCGCCGAGAATAAGACCGACGAATCCGATCGAAATATCGGTCGCAAAATTGCCGACGCCGCCGATCAGGAATAGGACGCCGAAAACAATCAGGAAGATCGACGCCGCGCCGCCCTTTTTCTTTTCAGGGACGGCAGCGGGGGACGGAGTGGATCCAGAATATGAGGATCCGGCAGCAGGGGACGGCGTGGCAGCAGTCCGAGAACTGGATCCTGTTTTAACAATATCAGAAACGCCGACGGTCGTTTTATGATATACGGCATTTTTGACGGATTTCGCCGGATCCTTTACGAATCCCGCGCCTTTTTTGCCATACATAGGATTGACAGATTTTTTTACGGCACGTTTGACTTTTCCGGTCGTCCGGGCAGAAATAGATTTCTTGACGTTTGGTTTTCTAATTCCTGTTTTCATAGATAGACATTCCTTTCTTTTTATTGATTGATACCGACGGAGCGCAGGATCATAGCCTGTTCAGCGTCGGAAAGTTCCCTGAATTTAACAATCAGATCATATTCTGAATCGGAAAGCGTGAGGGCGGGGCGTTTTGCGGTTTCCTGAAGTTCTGTTCCGATCATCCAGTCAACAGTAACATTGTAAACACTGGCAATTTGACGCAACATAGACAATTTGATCCGCCGCGTTCCTGTTTCATATCCCGAATATGTAGATTGAGATATACCGATCCGCCGCGCCGCTTCTGCTTGCGAAAGTCCTAACGCCGTCCGCGCTTCTGTTAATCTTTTCCCCAAAAGTTCATATTCTGGACTTCTGGCTTCAACCGTTCTATTTTTCGACATTTTTCACACCGTCCATTCCTGAATTGATATTGTAAAATACATTATAAACGCAAAAATGATTTTATTCAAGATAAAAAACGCAAATAGTAATAAAATGAAAAGAAAAAACAGTTGACAAAAACGCAAAAAGCGTTTAAGATTGTTTTCAACAGGAAAACGCAAAAAGCGTTTAATAAGAAAGGAGAAAAAAGAAATGGCAAAAGCACTTGTAAATATCTATCCCGGACTGCGGGCGTCTATGTCATATAACGGGGATGATACGGAAACATTGTCAAAAGTTCTTAATATAAGCGGCGACACTACCCGGCGGAGATTAAGGGGCGAACGTGAATTTTCTGTCGGTGAAATCTTAATACTGACGCGCAGATACGGAAAGACGTTCGAAGAATTGTTCGGACGTCAGGAGGAAAAAGCGGAAACAATTTAATTTTTTTTAACCAAAATAAACGCTTATAGCGTTTTAGAAGGAGGATCAAACCATGAACAGAAAACCATTCACACCACAGCCGGGGGCAAGTTACCGGAATCAGGGCGGCGGCGTTTTCGAGTGTATCGAAACATTCGATTCAAAGGACGGCGGCGCGGTTATGAGGAACCGGGCGTCGGGTTGGACGCTCAACGCACACGGGATCGGGATTTACGACGATGATTCGATTGATTGGGACTATTCGACGAACGGGCATTTTGAAAGCGTCAGCGGGCAGCAGACGACGCTTGATCTGGATAAGATATTGAAAAACGCCGTTCAGACATGGGGCAAGGAAGCGCAAACGGACATGATGATCGAGGAAATGGCGGAACTGACGAAGGAAATTCTGAACGAACGCCGGGGACGGGAACACAATATCGCCGAGGAAATGGCGGACGTTCAGATCATGCTTGCACAAATGGAAATCATTTTCCAAAACTCTAAAGAGGTAGGGCGGATATTTTGGGAAAAGATCGCCCGTCTGGATCAGAGGTTACGCGACAGGAAGGAGAAAAGGGCGGATGAATGAGGAAAAGGACGTCCGGATCTGTCCGGTATGCGAAAAAGAGGTTGAACGGTCGGAAATGAATTACACAAAAGACTGTCACGGGATCACGTTCCGGCTTGTGTGTTGGGACTGTTACAAGAAACTTATGGAAAAAGGCTACGACGGGGAATATTACGACGAATCAGACGAACAGATCGAAGTGGATTATTAAGGGGCGGGGATATGGGCGAACAGACGAACGGGAAGCCGTTAGAAATCGGAATGTCAGTAGATCGGGCGACGGCAGAGGACGCCCTGCGGATCCTGAACTGGTATTTTGACGAACGCCCGGATCAATACCTGATACAGAAGCCGCGAACGGTATATGACAGCGAGGGAAACGCCCGGACGACGGTTCGGTATCTGATAAAGCAAAGAGAACAGGCAGAAAGCGAGGAATCAAACCATGATAAACAAGGCATTATTCAGCAGTAAAACGGATCAGTGGGCGACGCCGACGGACTTTTTCGCGGAACTGGATCGGGAATTTCATTTTGATCTGGATCCATGCGCGGACGAAACGAACCACAAGACGCCGGAATATTTCACAAAGGAGCAGGACGGACTTCTTCAGGATTGGAGCGGGCGGCGCGTGTTCTGTAATCCGCCGTATGGTCGGGCAATCGCGGCATGGGTAGAAAAGGCATACAGAGAGGGGACAAAAGACGGAACGATCGTCGTTATGTTGATCCCGGCGCGGACTGATACGCGGTATTTTCACGATTTTATTTTACATA